GGTCGGGACCATTCGCGGCCCCAGGAAAGGCCAACGCGCTTGCACAGCGCGTAAACCTCATCGCGCGGGAAGTCCGAGCGGATCGGCTTCCCCATCGGGTTCGTCCCAACGTTGAAGTCCATCGCCAAACCGAACGCGTGATTGGACAGAAAGTCCGGATCACCCGTGGCCTTGAACTCATCTTCGTAACCGCGAACAGCGCGGAAGTTGTTGCCGCCCGCGCACGTCAACGGCGCAAGACCGTGACGCTTGCGAATGTCGATCAGACCTGCGACAAGCTCACGAAACGGACCAGCGACCTCTTTCGCCACCCGCCCCGGCAAACCTGCGACCTTGAGAACTCCGGCCGCAATCTGAGCCGGAGTCGGATTCGGCGTGCAGATAAGCACAAGGTCCGAACCGCTCAAGCTTCGGATCGGCCATCCACGTTCAGCCGCGTTACTCAAGGAATCACCTCCCCTTCTGTCGGTTCCGGCGTCTCCGGAACAGCGCCACCGTCCGCCGTACATTCGTAGCGCGGAACGACGGGATCGAAGTTTTCAGCGGGAACACACGTTTCGGTCGTGCCGTCCGCGCGAATCGCCGTCCAACCGGCCGGAGGAGCGCCGTCCGCTCCCGTCAACCCGTCGCGGCCGTCCTGTCCGGGCTCGCCCTGCGGACCCTGTGGGCCGACAGGCCCCGGCACCGTCGAATCGGCCCCTGGCTGCCCGTCTGCGCCGTCAGAACCGTCCGCCCCGTCCTCGCCGTCCACCCCGTCCGTTCCGTCGCTCCCTGCGGCTCCTGGCGCTCCGTCCTGGCCGTCCACGCCGTCCGTCCCGTCGATACCGGGCCGACCCTGCGGCCCAACGGGGCCGGGAACGGTCGAATCAGCGCCGGGAACTCCACGGGGACCGGTCGCGCCAACAATCGCTTCGGCCGGGATTTCGACGGGGGTTTGCCCAGAAGCTTCGAGTTTGTCGTTTGCCTCTTCGACTGCACCAACCGCAGCCGCAGCGCCGTCCTGTGCTTCGTCTCGCTGAACAACGAGCTTCGAGATGATCGAGTCTTGACGGTCGATTCGCTCAGAGTTCGTTACGGCGAGGTGCCGCATGTAGACCAGGCAGAACAGAAGGAAGACGGCAACGAGGATCGTGAGGATGATGTTCGGAAGTTTGCGCTTCGGGATTCGCACTTTCGTCACACCACAACTTCCGCGTCGGGGTCGATGCCGTTTTGGCGTAGAATCTGACCCTGCTTCCAGACTTTCGCCTCAAGAGTCGCTTCCCGGTCTTCCGCCTTCTTGCGGAAGTCGCGGAACTCGTTGCGCAGTTCGTCCATGTCGTTTTCGAGTTCTTCGTTGCGAGCCCGGAGTTTCTTGAAGTCTTCTTCGTCCGGTCGAAGCTGTCGGAGAACTAGCGCAACCCCGCCGAGAACCGTAGAGATTCCCCCGAAGATGGCCGTAAGGGTTGCAGGGTCCACAAAGTCACTTCCGGAAACCGAGTGCGAACAAGTGAAGGAAGACCGTCAACCCTCCGCTTATGAAACCTCCGAATCCCAGACCGGGAGAGAAACCTTCGTCCGGTCGGTTCACGATGGCCGAGAAAGCGAAAGAGTAGGTCATCACTCCCCATGTTCCCAGAGCCAGCAAGAAACCCGCATAGAGCGGCAAATCGATTCGCTGTCCTGCGAGCAGCAGAACACCCGCCACGAGAAACGCCATGCCAAAAAGTTTCGGGTCACCGCTAGGCGTCGCGCCTAGCGCACCTTCCCAAATCACCGAACGTTCGAACTCAATGCGCGGAGTTGAGACAAGGTAGTAACCCCACGCAATGTTCGCCACAATGAGAGCGACATTCAGTTCTACGCTGCGCGCGATACGTTGGGGGGTCATCGATCGAAACTCCTCATTCTCCTCCGCTTCCTTCGCGGAGGTCTCGTGCGAGCAACCCTAGTCTCTCAGAAGGTCGCCCTATTGGCCTAACGTCGAAACTCAGCGTCCCCGGATAATCCACGACATAGTTGTGAACGGAGGCATGTTGTCGAACGGTTCAGGGTCCGGCGTATATTCGGTGTACTCCGTGTTTGCGTTCGTAATCACGTCAGCACCCGTGCCGGATGCAACTTGCTTCGCCCCGCCGCGTTCGGTGAGGTGACGGTGGCGAGGTGTGTTCGCTTCCGTCAGAGTTCGCAAACTCGCACCACCCTGCGTGCCGTGCGGCCGTTCAGCGTCAGCGCCCACAACAGTTCTGCGAGCCATCGACGGAATGTTGAACGTGGTTGTTCCGTTGCCGGTGCCGTACGTTGTGCCGATGATGGCGAAGAGTTCAGCCCAGCCGGTTCGGCTCACTTCGCGTCCGTCACAGACGATCCACCCGTTTCCGGGATCAGCAACTCCGGCGAACGCTGAGACGGTTCCGATCGGGGGTTGCACCGGAATTACCGGGTCCGGGGGATACTCGCCGCTGAGGCGCGCGAGAACAACGGCGTACGTGTCGTGCAGCAGGATCAGAACCCGATCACCCACAGCGAGAAGCGAATCCGAGTTCGTCGCCACGTACGCATCGCCCGTGACTTCTGTCTGAACCTTTCCGTCCTCCACGAGTGCCGTGACAACCGAGATGCGAACGCGCGGAATGCCTTCGACCTTGAGCAGAGTCGCAAGGTCGTTGTAAGTGTCAGGCAATGTCAATCTCCTCAAGCTTCCAAGAGTTCGTTCCCGGCCGCAGCGGAACTCCCCCGCCGTAAATGCGCCAACGTCCACTCGTGCGGGTCCGTGCATCGTCCACGGTCACAATGTCCCCGATGTCGTGGCCGATGTGTCCAACCGTCGTCAGCGTGGCCGTTTGCGGGATGCGCGTCACTCGCTTGAGAATCGTCTGAGCCGAAAGAAGAGCCTGGGCTTCGGTCGTGATGAGCGAGGACGAGAAACCGTAGGGGCGACGGCCGAACGGCCCATCTGCGTAGGTGGGGGAGTTCGGGTCCGTGTCCCACAGTTCGACGCGAATCGGAGTTTCGTCGGGATGCTCGCCGGTAACCACAACTCCGCTGTACGTCTTCGAAGAGTCGAAACTGCGAGAGGTTGCGATGAGCAGCGAGTCAACTCCGGTCGTGTAAGAAACTCCGGTTTCCACGTCGACATCGGGGCCGGTCGTGAAGTTGCCGAGCGGGTCGAAGTAGGCAGTCAGCGTGTCGGCGCTCGCCAGGTCCCGAACTGCGTCCCACGGATCGGACAGCGCGTCGAAGATGGTTTCCGGAGTAGTGGAGCCGGTTTCGGTGATACGGGTCGGAACGTCGAGACGAGACGTGACGATGTTCGCGAGCGCCGTCGTGGTGGGAGTTCCCTTGCGAATGGAGTACGGCGCAGGGAAGCGACGAACTCGCATCGCGTCAACGCGGTCGTAACCCTTGAGTTTGATCCGAGTTCCGCCGCCGTACTCTGCGGAAATCTCCGGCTCAACAACTCCGAACACGCCGAGCGGAATCCACTCAACCGTTCCGTCGCTGAGGACGAGACCGCGCGACGGCCGCAGTTCAGTTCCCTTCGGCGCAAGAAGATCGTGCGCCGTCACCGGAGTCAGCAAACCGTCAGCGTCAACGATCGTAAGGTCACACTGACGACGAACCGCAACGTCGTCCAGCGAAATCTTCCCGTCGAGCATCACGTCGAGTTCGACGCGAAGTTCTCCGGCGTAGAGGACTTCGACCTTCGAACGCCACTTGCGGTTCGAGGAGTTCAGGATTGCGCGGAACTCATCGGACGTAGGCCACACGTCAGTTCACCTCCACAAACTGCGCGGAGATGGAACGGTTCGCCAGTTCCTCAGTTCGGTAGTCGCGCTTCAAGAACCGCGCGTACAGACGAGTTCCGGCCGGAGACTGAACGACGAGAGGCTTACCCGAACGCAGAAGTTCGCACATGGCTTCGGCCTGCGCGCGCTGCACGTACACCGTAAGCGAACCCTCCGAACTCTGATTCCCTTCGGTGTCCACGATCGGAAACTCACGCCCCGCAACACGGAACACCGAAGCAGCCTCTTCGTCAGACCGAGAGAACTCCGTTACGAGCGCGTTGAGTTCAGCCGCATCGTCAGTCATGTCCCGAATAGCCCAGATGTCGGCCGCGAGCTTGAAGCGAGCCAACGGGGACGCAGAACTAGACAACGTTCCGCCAATGCCGGTGTCAACGCTGGTGAACGCGCGGTAGAGGAGTTCCTTCCCGAACGGCATTGAACGGTCGAAGAACACAGCCTCTTGTCGGTAGTTCGGCTTCACGCGCTGCGCGATGTCGAGCCACGACGCGCCACCGTCCTCCGAACGCTGAACCCGGATCGTTCCCGTCTGGGAGTAACCGCCAGGATGCCACGCCGTACGCGCTCCCGGCTGGAAACTCGCGCGGGTGAAGTAGTGATCCTCTCCGGCTTCGACGTTCGCAATCTCAAGGTACGGACGGCCCATGACGGCACCGAACGGCGCGCGCACCGTAACCGACAGTTCCGTGTAGCTGTTCACCGTCGTTGCGAACTGTTCCGACAAGCTGTCATCGATGAAGGCGGGGATCAGGTTACCCACCGTCGCAAGGACAGCTTCAGGGAACGTGTCGTCTTCGATGTAGACCTCGCCGGTGTCGTTGCGGAACCACCGAATCCACACGCGCGCAGCACGAATCGCATCGGACTTCACAGAGATGGAGAACGTGTAAAGCTGATTCTCCGTCACCGGGAAGTTCAGCGGCCCCAGAAGCGCAGGCTGACCGTACGGAGCAGCCGGGGGAGTTCCGAGGATGGTTCGCATCCCTAGCGAACCCTTCGCGCGCGCAGTGAGCTTCCCGCCAAGTTCGATCTGATTCACAAGGTCGGTGTCAACGCTGGTGAAGTCGGTGTTCGTGCCGGTAGTTTCCCAGCCGCCAGTAACGCGCGCCTGAGCGGCCGACATGAAGTTCGAACGCGCGGTGAGGTCGAGACGCGTGCGAGGAACGTCGGTTTCGAACGCAACGTCGCGAAACACCTCAACGAGCGGACCCGCAGGAGGTTCGAGCGAGATGGCAAACTCAGAGTAGTCCCACTCACTCACCGAACCGGCCGAGTCCGTCGAGCGGACGTAGGCGCGGTAACTCCGTTCGCTGTCGAGAATCGTGGAGATTCGAGCGGAACGTGCGGTCGAAGAGTTTGTTACGCCGCTGGTCCACACAAGGTTCAGGTCGGGCGAAGTAACAACTGCGACTTCGACAACGCGAACTTCGAAACTCCGTTGCGCGCGGGCGCTGGTGTAGTTCCACTCCACGATGGGGTTCGAGTCGTCGTAGTACAGACCCGAAGGCGAAGTGACTTCGACAACCGGAGCGGTTGCGGAGATGACGGTTCGACTCGTGGCGAACGGAGAGTTCACTCCCGAAGCCGAACGCGTGGAAACCGACCACGAGTGAGTTCCGTCCGGCCAGCTTCCGGCCGGGAACGAAGTGAACTCCTCCGACCCAACGTTGGTGACGCTAGTCGTCTGCCACGTCTGCGAAGCGGCGTTCCAGTACCGATCAACTCCGCTAGTCGTGCGACGAAAACGCCACGCTTGCTGTTCGTCGGAGTTCGAAGTCTTCGAATGCTGCCAGATGAAACTAGCACCGTTGCTCATGTCGGAGCGAGCACCGGGCGCAGGGAACAGAAGCGCCGGAGCCTTCGGCGTAACCGGTTCCGGCGTAACGGGGTCGGTCGGGTCCGGAGTTACCGGGTCGGTGACGCGCGCGACGATCTGAGCGAAGAACACCGAGTAAGCCGAGCCAGTTCGGTTCGCATACACGAAGTCGACGTTTCCGCTGCGCGGGTAGCGAACTGCCTGAACCTTGCCGTCCACGTCGGCCGTGCTAGTTCGTCCCGCAACCTGCGTCCACGCCGACCACAAGCCCGTAGAACGCGTGAGCTTCGTCGCGTAGACGACTTCGGTTCCGTAGCCGTAGGCGAGAAGGTAGATGTTCCCCTTGACGAGAGCCATCGTCAGCGCGCCGGTTTTGCCCATGCCCGCAGGGGAAACCGGGGGATCGCGGCGTGCGGTCGAGCTTGCGCCCGTCCACTCCGCGAACTTGATTTCGTCGTTGTCGGCCGACCATGCAACGGCGTGATACGTGCCGTCGTAGATGCCAGTCAGGGCAGTTTGCGTGATGTTCTGCCCGCCGCTCGCGACAGCCTGCGGAGATTCCCAGAGCCAGTTTCCCGACGAGTAACGCGCACGCTGAACAGTGACCGGACGGGAGTTCGTCATTGCGCCGGAACCAAGGAACAGATGCGGAGTAGACGACGGAGTTTTGCCGTTGCCTGTGTGCGCGAAGTCCAGCGTCGAGTAGGCGTTCGCGTAACCGGTGCTAGGGCCGATCGACGTAGCGCCGACCGTCAGAACTCCGGAAGCCGAGATGTCCACTCGTGCAACGCGAGTACCGGCCGGAATGTTGTAGAGCAGGAAGGCGACCCAGCCGTTTCCGTTGCGGAACGCCACAACGTCAGTGTCGACGCCAAGCCGTCCCCCAGCCGGGAGAATCGTCTTCGTGCTCCACGTCCAACCGCCACCCGACTTCGGACGGCCGCGCGCATAGAGAACGTCCTGCGGATCGCGCGAGAAGCGTTGCAGCGAAAGGTGAGCGAACCCGTCCGCGTCGATGAAGAACGACGGCGCTCCGCTGTACTGACCCAACGCGAGGTCCGATCCGGAACTGTAGCGCCAGGTAGCGCCGCCGTTCGTGGAGTAGAAGAACCGAACGGTTCGCGGGTCAACTAGGCAGTACCACAGAGTTCCGTCGGGAGCTACGTCGATGCGCTTCTCGGCGGAACCCGTCATCACATCGGAGATACTGCCGTCCGTGATCTTAGTCGCCACGTTTCAACCTTTCAGTTCCGACGCAGAGCGTCGAGCAACTTCGCCGCGATTTCGTCGCCTGCGTCCGCGAATGCCGAGCGGGCCGCGCCCACGTCCACACCTGCGCCCAGGGTAACGGTAACGGGAGCGTCGATCGTGATAGTCGTTCCGCCCTGCGAAGGAACTGCGGCCGAAGCCATCTGGCGCGACTTCGTGCGCGCGTACTGCGAACCGAGACCATCGACACCCAGGTTCGCAGAAGCACTCTCCTGTACCGTTTGCGCGATGCTGGCAGCCGTCTTGGCGACCTGCTTGCGTTCCGCCTCCATACCGTTGATGAGACCCTGATCGGTCCACTTACCGTACTGGTGCATGAGCTTCGACGGGGAGCCGATCGACAGCGCGTTCTTCACGGCGCTCGCAGCCGCGTCCGCGATTTCCTTCGCCTTGTTCTTCACGGAACCCAGGAGCGAACCGAGACCGTTGACGAGCCCCTGAACTGCGTTCTTGCCCGCGTTGAACAGCATCGAAGCGAGTCCGGACAGCGCACCGACGATCTGCCCCGGAAGGTTGCGGAACCACCCGAGAACGGTGTTAATGCCGTTGTTGACCGCAGACTGCATGTTCGACATGGCAGTTTGCAGCGTCGAAACGATTGCGCTCCAAGCACTTTGCGCGGCCGACTGGATTGCAGAGAACGCGCCGGAGAGGAAACTCTGAATCGCGTTCCAAACCGAAGTGATGACGCTCTGAATCGTGTTGATCGCGTTTGTAATCGCGCTTTGGATCGAAGCCCAGATCGACGTAGCGGTCGACAAAATGTTGTTCAGAACCGTAGTGATGAACGACAGAATCGCGTTCCAAGAACTTTCGATAAAACTCTGGATCGCCTGCACCACAGTGGTAATCGTGGACTGGATCGTGTTCCAAATGGTCGTCGCCGTCGAGAGAATGTTGTTCAGGACGGTGGTGATGAACGTGAGGATCGCGTTCCACGCGGTTTCGATGAAACTCTGAATCGCGGTGACGATCGTCGTAATGGCGGTTTGGATCGCAGTCCAGATCGTCACGGCAGTAGTTTGAATCGCAGTCAGCGCCGTGGTGATGAGTTGGACGATGGCGTTCCAAATAGTCGACAAGAACTGTTGAACTGCGTTCATGATCGTCTGAATGCCCTGGAAGACAGATTCCCAGGAGCGAACGTTCATCTGAACGAGACCTTCGAGAACTCCCGTGACGAGCGCGAGAATCGCGTTCCAGATCGCGGAGAGGAAACTCTGAATCGCGTTCATGACCGTGGAAACCGCAGTTTGGATCGCGTTCCACGCAGTTGTCACGGCAGTTTGGATCGCGTTGAGAACCGTCGTCACGACGGAAGAAATCGCGTTCCAGCCTGCGGAGATGACAGAACTCAACGCCGACATCGCTGCGGAAACAGCGGAAGTGATCGCGTTCCACACCGTCGTCACGACGGAAACGATTGCGTTCCAAGCGGTCGACCACAGCGACGAAATCGCGCTCATGGCGCTGGAAACCGTAGAGGAAACCGCCGACGTCCCGCTAGAGGTCGAGGACGTGATCGCGTTCCACACGGTTGAAACAACAGTAGTGAGTGCGTTCCACGCCGCGTTCCAAAGAGCTTGCAGCGCAGCAATTCCGGCAGAGACGACGGAACTAACCGTGTTCCACCCGGCAGACACAACGGAGGAGATAACGGCCCAGACGGCAGAAACAACCGTCGTGAGCGCGTTCCACGCCGTGTTCCAAACGGATTGCAGCACAGCGATACCGGCAGTCACGACGGAGGAAACTGCGTTCCAACCGGTCGAAACTGCGGAAGAGATGACGGACCACACGGCCGACACGATGGGGGCGAGCGCGTTCCACGCTGCATCCCAAAGCGCACGCAAAGCGTTGAGCCCCGCAGTAATCCCCGCCTGCACGAGATTGATGCCGGTCTGAACGCTCAGGACGATGATGTTCCAAATTGCGCCGACGACGAGGGAAAGCACGTTCCATCCGGCATCCCACACGGCGCGTAGAGCGTTGAGTGCAGGGGACAGGAAGTTCACAACTGCGTTCCAACCGGCAGTGACGGCAGAAACGATCGCGTTCCACACAATCGACGCGCCAGCCACGAGCAGGTTCCACCCGGCCGACCACCACGCCTGTAGCTGGCTCAGACCCGCTTGCAGGAAGCCCGTGACGGCCGCCCAGCCGGACGAAACGGCCCCGGTGATGGCAGACCACACCGACGACACAACGGCCGTCAGAGCGCCCCACACGGCCGACCACAGGGCTTGCAGCGCAGAGAGCCCCGTCGACACAATCGTCGTGATGAGATTCCACGCAGCGGAGATGACGTTTCCGATGCCAGCCCAAATCGCCGTAGTAACTCCGACGATGAGGTTCCACGCGCCAGTAACGAGCGCAACGACGATGTTCACGGCCGCGCCGATGACGGTTTGGATTCCGGCCCAAACTGTATCGATCACGCCGCGAAGCTGTTCCCACGCAGCGCCCCAGTTTCCGGCAAGCAAGTTCAGGAACGCGAGAATCACGCCGTAGATGACGCTGGTCACCGTCGAAACAACTGTCGAGATGATCGTCCAAACGTTCGAGACGACCGTCGAAAGCGTCGGCCACACGGCGTTCCACGCGGCTTGGATAACTCCAAGCGCAGACGTGATAATCGCCTGAACAACTCCAAGCGCAGCCATCACGATAGGACCGATAGCCGACCACGCCGCTTGTGCAGCCGTCGTGATTCCGTTCCACACAGTCTGCGCAATGGTGGCGATGTTCGTCAGGGCCGGGCCGATGAGCGCCGCAGCTTGAGCAACGAACGTGTGCCACTTCTGAACTTCGGCGTTGATGAACGTCGAAACCGCAGACCAAACGCTCTGCCACACGCCCTGCAAGAACGCGATAGCCGGTTGAAGCGCCGTCATGATGGCGGAACCAACGTTGTTGACGGCGTTGCGGAAACTCTCAATGTTGTTGTACGCCAGGATGAAAGCGGCCACGAGCGCAGCAACACCGGCGATGACGAGAGTAATCGGATTCGTCAAAAGCGCGATGACACCGGACAAACCACCGAACGACCCGATAAGCGAAGTGATCCAACCGCCGACCGTGGAGAACGCAGTTCCCAGCGCGGAGAACACAAGACCCATCGAACCCCACGCGGCCGTAACGGACGCAACGTGCGCGATGAGCCCGAAGAAAACTCCGCCGAGCAGGTTGACAACGCCGATCAGGGTAATGATGACGGCAGTTGCTCCGGGGAACGCTCCGGCGAAGTTCGCCATTGCGCCGATCACAGAGTTGATGATCGAGAGAACGACCGAACCCATCGGCGCAAACGCGATGATGACGTTGGTGACGAGAGAGATGATGTTTCCGAACAGCGACAGCACGGTTGGCGTGTTCGCCTGCACGTACGCGACGAACGCCTTGAAGCCGGGGTTTGCCGCAAGCTGTCCGCCCCACTCAGCGAAACGCGCCGTCATCGCAACGAGTCCAGCCATGAACCCCTGAGACATCGGAGCGAAAGCAGTCATCATCCCAGCGAAACCGGTGATGAGGTTGCCGACAACCTGCAAGAGCGCCTGCAAGCTCGAAACACCGATCGAGTTCACCATCGAGAAGAACGCAGACCACGTAGGACCACCGAGAGCCCGAATCGCGGCAACTTCCATCTCAAGCAGCATGTTCGCGATGTTCTGCACGAACGGCGCGATAGCAGGCAGGGCACCGGAAAACGCGTTGAGCGCCGTGCTCATCATCGTGAAGACGGTAGGCTGAAACTGTGCCGCGAACGTGGACCACTGAGATTTGAAGTTCATCACAGCGTCGACAGCACTAGCGAGTTCCGGAGACATCTTCGCGTACGCGAGCGCCAGGTCTTCGGTAGCCTTCTGCGCTGCCTTCTCATCGCCGGAAAGGAGAGCTTCGTTCAGCTTCTCCTTCGCCGCCTCAACTTCGGTCATGCCTTCGCCAACCGACTTGAAGGCAGTAACAGCAACAGCCGCGAACAAACCAAAGCCGATGCCGCCAGCAACCGCAGCCGTCGTCAACGACATGACAGCCGCAACCGCAGCGCCACCGATCGGAATAAGCGCGGGTGCGATCAGAGCGACAGCACCGAGGAGAGTCGAGAACCCCGCCGAAGCGTTGCGAGCGGCCTGCGCAAGCCCATTCAGGGCCGCAGGACCACCGCCGCCGCCTCCACCACCCAGGGCCGCAATCTGAGCTTGCAGAGCGAGAACCTGCGCCTGTAGCGCGGCAATTTGCACCATCATCGCACCGACGTTGGCGTTGAAGTGCAAGTTGATGGTGCGCCCGTCCATCGAGTCGACAAGCGCCTTAATCGCCATGAGTTCCGCGAGCGCCGCAGCGCCACCGTTCAGTCGCAGATCGAAGACGATGTTCTTGCCGGACATGCGAGAGACCACAGTCTCAACGGCTGCAAGGTCAGCGGCAATCGTGCCAGTGTTCGCGCGAATGTCGATGACGATGTTCTTGCCGTTCATGCGCGAAACTACAGCTTCGACAGCGGCAAGGTCCGCCGCGATAGTTCCAGTGTTCGCGTCGAGAACGATCCGAACGTTCCTGCCGTCGAGACTTGAAACGACGGTGGCGATCGTGTTCAGGTCTGCGAGCGCAGTTGCGATATTCGCAGTAAGTTCGATCTTGCCGCTCTTCGCGTCGATGCGATCGAGTTCGGCCCCAACGTCGCGAATCCTCGCGAGCGCCTGATCGATGTCGGCTGTGAGCTTGACGCCCGCACCCTTCGCGGAGATGCGTTCGAGTTCCGCGCCGACTTCCTGCAAGGCCGTCTTCGCGCCGGAAACGTCTGCGTCAACGCGAATCTCAGCCGACTGCGCCGCGAGACGATCGACCTGAGCCGAAGCGTCCCGCAGCGCAGCAAGAGCCTGGTCAACGTCAGCGGTTAGCCGAACGTCACTAGAACTCCCAGCAAGCGCCTTGAGCGCCGTGTCAACCTGTCGCAAACCCGACATTGCGTCCGAAGGATCGGCCGTCAGGTCAATTTCTAGTTCTGCCACGGTTGGCACCGGCGACCCCCTTGTTTCTCCGCTTGCTCTTTGCGTCCTCCGCTGCGTTCTCAGCGGTTTGGAACGCAGTTGCTAGTTCCGTCCACCACTGAGGTTGTGCAGCGAGTTCCCACGGAGCAACGCGGTAGTATCGCGCAGCGCGGATAAGTACGTACTCACTTGGAACCTCCCCACTCAGACCGTCAGTTTTGAGCCAGCGTTCTAGCTGGCGTCCTCTTCCCCCGCCGACTGATCCGTCTGCACGGCCTTGATGATCGTCGTCAGAGTGTGAATCCCCACGTTGTTGTGGATGGACTCAACATCGAGCGGCACGGGAGTTTCGTCATCGAAGGTGAGGTCCCATTCGACAACGAGTTCGTTGACCATCTGCGAAACGCGACGAATGCGCTCCGCGTCGGTTTCGCCATCGCGCTTGTTCAAGTCATCGATCTGCGCGGGAGTGTAGTTCAGCGGCATGTACTTGACGTGGAGTTCGCCACGGCCGACCTTCACCGCAAGGTCACGGGGATCACCCAGAGTGTCAGACAAACGCATGAGTTTCGAACCTCTCTCAGAACTGTCGGGAGTTCTTCGGGCAACGGAAGCGGCCCGCCCCCAGGTTACCGGAGACGGGCCGCAGCGTCGGCGCAGAGCGCCCACGTCCTGCCTCAGAGCGCGGTCTGAGTGTTCACCACTTCGGCGTGCATTGCCTTGCCCCACGTCGAATCGTGGACAGCGCCGAAAGTCCACTCGATCGAGAACACGCCGTCCGTCTCATCGAAGTTGTCCACGTCGCTGACCTGTCCGGCCATGTCGAAGACGAACGAGTAACGGGTAGCAGTCGGGCCGGTGCCGAAGATGATCGGACCAACCCACTCCGCGCGGAAGAACTTCGTTGCGCCGCCGCGCATCGCAAGAAGGTTCTCCATCGCCTGTTCGTCGGCCATCTGTCGAATCGTGAACTCAACGGACGGCTCGCCCTCCACGATGGAGGCGAACGAAGGAAGGTCACGGTCGACAACCCACAGGGGGGAGAATCGGTCGGAAACCGACATCTCGCCCTCAAGCGCGCGCGTGAGCTTCGTGTTCCCGAGCATGTCGGCAGAGTCGTCAAGGTAGACCGAAAGCTGGTCCGGCTTGACGGGAATCTGCTTGAAGCCCGTGGGGTTCGGCGTCATGGTGATGCCGTCTTCGATCGCTCGCGCGAACGCAGAACCGCCGAGAGAGATTTCGTCGCGCGACCACTCGATGTTCAGTTCCGAGATGATCGCAGACGAAGCACGGTGCGCGCGGAACGAAGAACCCTGTTCGATGGTGAACGTCTTCGGCGCGTCGTCACCGAACGACTTTGTGTCGAAAACCCACTTCGTCGCCGCGCCGGTTCCCCCATCCTCAGTGACCGGAACAATCTCCGGGGACGAGAACAGCGACGAGAACAGGTAGGGAAGCTCTTCGTACGAAGGGTTTCCCGAGATGTCAGCGGCCGTCCACTCCTTGCCGACGATGTGCTGAGACGCGTACTTCTGACCCGTGGGCCGCGAAGTCGTAGAGTCGACGTTGATCCCCATTGCGAACCCGATCGACCCGAGAGTCTTCGTAGCCGCAACCGGAGTTCCCGGCGTCGTTTCGACGCCAATCTGAATCGTCTGGTTGATCGCAGAACGTTCGGGCATTTCCCGAATCCGCCTTTCTAGTGAGAGTTCGCCCGGAACATATAGATTGCTCCGAGGTGCCGAAACTTGGCGCTACCCGCCGCTTCGCCGTACTGGATGGTCTGACGACGAACGCAGGTTAAGTCGCCGGTTTCGGTACTGACAGCAGCCCCGTTCAACAGCGCCTCGATTCGCCGCGCTACAGGGATGATCGGTGCGTACGACGTGCCGCGCCCCACAACCTTCACGTTGTAGAGAGCTTCGTTCCACAGTCGTGCTCCACCGCGTTGAACTAGACCGACATCGATCGAACTACTCATGTTCCAAGTAACGTACGGACGAGCATCGCGTTCGTCCATGTCACTCAGTTCGCCTCCGACGCGGTTTCCGCAAGCGTTGCGGATCACGTCATCGGTGCTGAGAGTTTCGAACAGCCACGGGTCTACTACCTCGATTGTCTCAAACCCGGCGCTCATCGGACGACCTTTCGAACTTCCTCGCCCACATGCGTTCCGAAGTCGCCTTCGAACGCGTGGGCAGCGGGAACGACCACGGGTCGCGCCCCCTGCTTGCTGGTGCCGAACTCCTGATAGCCCGCGTAGAAACCACGTGCGGCCCCGCCTCGATCCGGAGCCCACCCACCTACGCCGACGATCGTGTGTCCAAGTCCCTGCTTCTCCTGTTTCACGCTAGAGGTGATGCCACCCCAACGTTTCCAGACACCGCCCTTGAGTTCGGCAATGAGCGCGTTGCCCGCAGCAAGAACGCCATCGTCCACCGCATCGGGAAGCTGAGAGATGATGCGCGGCAGTCGATTCGACTTCAAACGCACAGGCATCGCTAAACCTCCCTGACGAGAACTCTGACGGAAACTGCGGCATTGCCGGGAGGAGTGAGGTTCGCGAAGACTTCCCACAAACGTCCCGAAGGCTGACGAATCCGAGAACCCTCCGCGACCTCAGTCCCGATCGGCAATACTACCGAACCCCACGCGGGCGCATAGGGCTGGTCCGCGACGATCTGCGCTTCACCATCGGTGAGTTTCGAGAACCGGCAAGGAGTTTCCGCATCGCGCGGAGAGAAGTCCGGAAGCTGGCCCCCGAATCCGTCAGAGACGAGCACCTTGTCTTCGATCGTCGCAACGTCGAGAAACGTGGTCGCCATGAGACGACGGCCGGAATCGATCGAAGACTTGATGCTCATGGGTCACTCTCCGGGGAACTGACCGACTTCGCGAAGCTTCGCGGCCTGTTCGTCGGTAACTGCGTCCTTGAACGGACGGGGCGGGTACTCGGAAACCGGAGCCTCCTTCGGCTCCACCTCTTCGGTCTTCTTGGAACTCGCGCGAGTTGCCATGTTCTTCGCCTCCTAGACGAACGCCGAACCCTGAACTTCCAACTGCATCTCTTCCGCGCCTTCGGCTTCACCGCTTGTCTCCCAACGGAAGTACCAAACTCCGGGGGAAGTCAGCAAAATCGAAGCGCGGTAGAGCCCTTCACCTGTCCGCGTGAGTTCTTCGGACGGGTAGGCCAAAACCCCGATCTGTCCTTCGGGGAACCGGACGAGACAACGCACGAGCGCCGGGTCCGCGAGCACGCCGCCAGAGGTTCGCATCTCGCCGTTGAAGAAGACGCGTTCGCCTACGATCACTTGTCGCCCCTTGTGGTGAACCATGCGCGAATCGGCGCAGCGCGTTGAATCGTTGAGTAGATGAAGCCAGGTCGACCGACGATCCGGCCGATGAACTTGACGACGACGTTGCCTTCCGGCCTGATCGAACCTCGCAGGTCGAGAAACACGCCGAAGCGGAGTTTCGCAGACGGAGTGATCGAACCGGACAGAGCCTTCGTAAACCCCGAACGTCGAAGCTGTCCGGTCGGTCGGATCGAGCCGGTGAACTGTCGCAAGAACGAGTGCGAAACCTTACCGGCCGCAGCGATAGAGCCGGTAAACGTTCGGAACACGGTGCGCGACTTGGCGAAAGTCCCGGCCGCAGTGATCGAGCCAGCGAGTTTCTTCGCGAACCCACGGCGCAAGGTTCCGGCAGGGCGAATAGAGCCAGCGAACGTCAGTTCATTGACGAAGTTGTACGTTATGAAGAAATCGAAGTCTGTGATCTGGTTTGCCTGATAGCCCGTGCCAAAGCCAGCTTCGCCTGCGGGAAACGTTGAAGGAACGATTGCTTGCCGGTTCCACGCAGAGGGTTCAGTGGTTCCGTCGAACCAAAACTTCGCGCGAAAGATGCCGTCTTCGACTTCAACCCGAAGGTTCCACCATGCCGTGCCGGGCTCTTTGCCGACGTATGAACGCGTATAGCTCTGAACGATGTTCGAGTTGAGGAGTTGTTCAAACGTAATGGTGGAGGACTCGCGGAAGATTGAAACGACGAAACCCGTTGCGGGCCAAGTCCAGTCAAGGTTATTGCGGCCTGCACGGCTACCGCGAATGAAGAACCGGATATTCTCATCGTCGGAGTTTCCGTTTCCGAAACGACCCTTGACGTGAAAGCCGTAGTTTCGAAGCGGAGTTCCGTCGAAGTAGTATCGGCCGTAACCGTAGTTCTTCGGAGCGCCAGTAACGCGGCCAATGCCACCACTGCGCGAAGTGACTGGCCGTCCACCCGTGTTATCAACGTCCTGATACTCCACGAACGGCCACAGGTTCGAATCCCACGTTCCCGAACCCGAGAAGTCATCTCGCGCAATGGTAGGCATTTGTCAGCCTCCGGCCGGGAACGTCAACTGGTAGGTAGCCGTCAGGGATTCCGACGCAGCAAGGTTCACTTCCGCGAAAACGCTTCGATCGAGCAGGGTTCCAGTACCGGCCGAAGCGGACGAAAAAACTCCGTGCTCACGAATCGCAACCGCAGCCGAGACGGTGACGGTGGCGGTAGTTTCGAACGTGTTGGAGGAGCCGGAAGCCTCCCCAAGAGTTCCCTGCGGTCGCGTGTTGGCCGATGCGTACTGAGTGGTCAACTCCGTCGCAAGCGCGGTCTGCGAAGCAGACTCCGCAGTCGAACCCGTTCCGAGACCGTGGAACCGCAGAGTTCCGATGTTCTGCAAACCCTGCATCGCGTCCACGATGTACGCAACAAACGCGTTCGTCACAACGCGAGTCGAAATGAGACCGTAGTCGGTGACCGTGCCGTCAGCGTGGTTGTGGGAGAGATGAAGCTGACCGAGGATCGGAAGGCGCCCCGCCTCAAACTCCTCCATGTCGTGCAGCGAACGCGCGAAGTTGTCAGCGTTTCGCTTGTGCCAGCGACGAAGAGCCAGAGTATCGCGACCGCGAGCCTCAAGCGCCTGCGCCACCGTCAACACGGGGTTTCGCCGGATGCGTGCGAGCTTCGTCATCGAAAGATCCCCCCGAGGTGCGACCGTTCCGAGTTCCATGCTTCCTGAGCCTTTCGTCTGCGCGCGATGGCGCGTCCAACTGTGTTGACTGTTGCTGCACCTGCGGCAGAAACTCCGGCAGAACCCTCAAGCACCTTGGACACCTGAGCAAGTTCGTCTTCGGTGACGTAGAGACGGCCGTCGTACTTCGCGCCCGCGAACGTCTGAGAGATGTCTTCAACGGCCTGTCCGCTGAGTGCGTCCGGGTTTCGCAGAACTCGCTTCACCATCTCGCACAAGATGATCGTGACGAGACGCTGCGGCAAAGTGCCAGAGTCGTAGTAACTTTGAGCGCCGGGAACTGTCGAGATGAACACGGTTTCTGCATCCTCTAGCAGAGTTTCCGCAATCACCGCCTCAGACGCGTCAAGGGGCCGCCAACGAGCCTCAATGTCAGAAACCTGCACACCGAAACTCATTGACGACCCCTCTCAGATGGCGTTGCCGCCGATCCTACCGGGTCCGGTCAGGACTCAGCGGCCGTCCGCTTCACGCGCTGCGAGGACGTGGGCGGGTTCTCCGGCACACCATCGCCGTCCGGGCCGGAAGCGACGTTCTCGCCGCCACC